GAACGATATGGCGATCTTGCTATACAACTTGTTGCAGACTGTTATTTTGAATTATCTAGGGTTTAATAATGAATATTGAAAAACTACGAAACGAAGTCAAAAAAGGCTATCCTATTTTTGTTGTATACACATCTGACACAAAAGAATTGGTCGATTGGTATCCTTTTGGCGAAAAGATGGCAAAAACTGCCGCCGAATCAAGAAACAATAAATTTGGACCCAATACACATACTTATGGATCATGGCAGAATTATACAGTTGCATATAATAATCATCAGCGCCATCTTGCAGATTTGGCAGAACCTTGGAGACATCGATAAAAAATACTTGACATTACAAACGAATCAGTTTATAACTAACTAGTAATCAAAGAAAGAGAATCAAATGTCAGTAGTTCAAATAACAAACGGCTCATATCTTAATCAAGAAGTTACAGGTATTTTTCCTGTTGTATCTGAAATGAAAGTAGGCAAAGACGGCACACATTTTATTACAGTTGATGCTAGTGAAACCGAATTCAAACGTTCAAAAATTCGTGTCAAAGTTCAGCCTGAAAATGTAGAAACTATCTCGGTACACAATGAAACTAATGATGAAGTTATGGATCGTATCGCAGAGCGTTTCTCTATATTAGACGAAATGACCGAAGCAACATGTGATGGTATTGTTCGCGGTATGGTCGTCAGTGGACCTCCAGGTATTGGCAAAACATACGGTGTTGAACAGATTCTTGAGAAAGATTCACTGTTTGATGTTATGGCTGATAACCCATTGCGTCACACGTTTGTGAAAGGTACAATGTCACCTATCGGACTGTATGCAATGCTTTATAAGTATTCAGACTCGAAGAACATTGTAGTCCTTGATGATTGTGATAGTATTTTGTTTGATGAAAATGCACTAAACATTCTTAAAGCCGCTCTTGATAGTGGAAAGAAGCGTTACATTTCTTGGAATTCTGACTCTCACTTCTTACGGCGTGAAGGTGTTCCAGATCGTTTTGAGTTTAAGGGCAGTGTAATCTTTATCACGAACTTGAAATTTGATAATGTTCGTTCAAACAAAATCAAAGATCACCTTGAGGCTATCATGTCACGGTGTCACTATCTTGATTTGACAATGGATTCAACACGTGAAAAAATCTTGCGTATTCGTCAAATCGCACGTGATGGCGGATTGTTTGCCCAGAAAGGGTTGACCAAAGAACAAGAACGTAGTGTAGTAGATTTTCTTGAAGAAAATCAGGCAAAGATGCGTGAAATTTCATTGCGTATGGCCCAGAAATTGGCAGACTTATGTAAAATGAGCCCAGGCCGCTGGCAGCGACTAGCAGAAACAACCTGTATGAAACGTGTATAGTGTGTATATTTAAATTTTTAAAACAGGCACCAGGTGCCTGTTTTTTCTTGACTCGAACCAGTAAAAGTGTTATTATGTAAATATGAAAAAATGTACAATCTTAATTAAAGACGAAGTGAATGTGAAATTAGAAGGTCTTGATCCTGCTACACGCCGCAAGTGCAGTGATAAACTAAAGTTTTTCTTGCCACATGCATACCATATGCCTGCTTATAAATTAGGACGATGGGATGGTACAGTACGTTTCTGTGATGTAGGTGGTAGAACTTATTTAAATTTATTAGATGATCTTTTGCCTATCATTATGAGTTCTGGATATGAGATTGACATTGATGATAGGCGTGAACATACTACGCTAGAATTTGATACAATCAATGATGAATTTTGGGGTGATACATGTTGGCCCGAAGGACATCCAGCAGAAGGTGAACCTATTCGTCTTCGTGACTATCAGGTTGAGGTTGTTAATAAGTTTCTAGAATCACCACAAGCATTACAAGAGATTGCAACTGGTGCTGGTAAAACCATTATGACTGCTACACTATCCAAACTTGTAGAGAAATATGGAAGATCAATTGTTATTGTACCGAACAAAGACTTGGTACGGCAGACCGAAGAAGACTATCTAAATTGTGGGTTAGATGCAGGAGTTTACTTTGGTGATAGGAAAGATATTGGAAAAACCCACACCATCTGTACATGGCAATCCCTCAATTCCTTGCTAAAGAAAACTAAAAAAGGTGAAGACAACATCATGGACTTTATTGAGGACGTGAGTTGTGTAATTGTAGATGAAGTACATCAAGCAAAGGCGGATGTATTGAAAGATTTGTTAACAAGTGTATTTGCACGTGTTCCATTACGCTGGGGATTAACAGGGACTATTCCCAAGTCGGATCATGAGTTTGCCACTATAAGAGCCAGTCTAGGAGATATAGTTAATAGACTAGCAGCAAAAGATTTACAAGATATTGGTGTATTATCGAATTGTCATGTAAACATTGTTCAAACTCAAGAACCTCAGGCATATACAGATTATCAAAGTGAACTTAAATTTTTATTAGAGGACAAAAAACGACAAGAATATTTAGCCAACTTAATTAAAGAGATATCAAAAACAGGAAATACCCTAGTTTTAACTGGGCGTATTAATTCAGGACAAGCATTACAAGAGCTAATTCCAGAAGCAGATTTTGTTCAAGGAGCAATGAAATCTGATGATAGAAAAACAGCATATAAGGAAATAAATGAAGGTACCAATTCAATCACTATTGCTACTTACGGTGTTGCCGCCGTTGGTATTAACATCCCTCGCATATTCAACATGGTTCTTTTGGAGCCTGGCAAGTCTTTTGTGCGGGTTATTCAGTCTATCGGTCGTGGCGTCCGTGTGGCAAAAGACAAAGATTTTGTTCAAATCTGGGACATCACAAGTAGATGTAAATTCTCAAAAAGACACTTGACAGAAAGAAAGAAATTCTATAAAGATGCTGAGTATCCATTCAGCATAGAAAAGGTAAAATACTAATGAAAATACTGACACCAGAAAATCACTGTTTTGAAATGAACAGTCTTCCAGAAGAAATAGAAGATATAAGATATTGTGTTATGGATGTAACTGATAAGAAAAATCCAGACTTCTTTTTCATTCCATTAGTATTTATTGAAACATTTAATGCGCCGAGTATTTCAATGACTATTGGCAAATTTAAAATTGAAATGCCACTTGACTGGAATATTCTAATTGGTCACCGAGAAATTGGTGATTTAGAATTTGTTCCATTAACAAGTATTAATGAACGTAGTTTTGATACAATCTTAACAAATCCATTAAGTGATTTTATGATGCAATGGGAAGAAATTAAAATCAATAATGTATTTGCAGATGTAAAATGGTTCTTTCCTAAACTAAAGTATGGTCACATTCTTGCAATTCCGCTTGAGCATGGTGACAAACCAAAGTGTGCGTATTTTGTTAAAGACCTGAACCGCATACCAGATGTATTAAGCAGTTATGATTTCTTTTGATACATTACATCGTGTATTAATTGTTAATTACCAACATACAAAAAATGCGGTTGTATGGTGTGAGCAATCTTTAGAACCAGAAGAATGGAGTGTAGAATATTTTGAAAATAATGATTGTTTTTACTTTACATCTAAGACAAAATGTGGTATGTTTATGTTTGTGAATGGTGGTAAATATATTGCGCCACCACGAGGAGTAGAGAATGGCTGATAAACTTCCATTGAATGATGTTCTGAATGCTATTGATCGGCGTGATTATGATTGGTACTCTAAATTATCAGATGATGATAAAAAGAAGTGGAGTAGTTGGTTATTCTTACGCTATGCGAGTAGTGTGAAGGGATCTGGAGCAGGTGAAGCATTACTTGCGACAAATGACTTTGTAAATAAGCATTACACCGATTTGTATAAGCATGAAGAATTGATATGGAAGTTAATGTGCCTAACGGGTTCAGGTAAGAAGAAATACCATGAATGGATTAAACCTCCCACTGCGATTAAAAAGAAAGATACTATTACAGAGTTCTTATCTGAAGTAATGCCACATCTAAAAAAAGATGAAATAGAACTATATCGGTCTATAAATTCAGATGCAGATATAAAACGTCTTGCAATTGACATGGGAATAGATGATAAATCGATAGATGAAATTTTTGGTAAGAATAAAAGGAAAAAGAAATGAAGTGGTTCCATAT